TGGGCGGCGGCGAAGGTCACACGGCCAAACTCATGGGCGTGGCCTTCAGCCCGGACGGGCGGCGCCTGGCCACCGCCGGCACAGACGCAACCGCAACCGTGTGGGACGCGGACACCGGCCACATGCTGTTCACCCTGACCGGCCACACGGCTAACGTCTCTGCCGTCGCCTTCAGCCCGGACGGCAAGTGGCTGGCCACCGCCGGTTACGATAGGACGGCGCGCGTGTGGGACATTTCCCGCGATACAAAGGGCAAGGAGTTATTCAGCCTGGCGGGCCACCGGGACGTTCTCTACGGTGTGGCCTTCAGTCCGGACGGCAAACGCCTGGCCTCGGGCAGCGGGGGGTGGTCTGCTACGCCAAAGCCTGGGGAAGTGAAGGTGTGGGATGCCCAGACCGGCCGGGAACTCCTCGCCCTCAAGGGGCACACCGACAGAGTCACCAGCGTGGCCTTCAGCCCGGACGGCAAACGCCTGGCCAGCGCTTCAAATGACCAAACGGTGAAGGTGTGGGATGCCCAGACCGGCAAGGAACTCCTTCCCCTCAAGGGTAGTTACAATAGCGTGGTCTTCAGCCCGGACGGCAAACGCCTGGCCGGTGCTGGCCAAGGAGAGGTGAAGGTGTGGGATGCCCGGACGGGCAAGGAAATCTTCGGATGGCCATGGCGGAATTGATATCCTAACCCCCGCAGCAAAGCCATTTTTGAACGGGAGTTCCACGGAATCGCCCCGACAACTTCTATAAACGAAGGATCCGAAGTTGCCTTCAAAAAGTCCGAGAAGGTATGTTGGGAAGGAATCATAGCCAAGTCGAGGTGTAAACTCAAGAGCAAAGACCTCGCCCTCCTTAGTAACGACGGTGTTTATGTCAATAGGGCCAGTCCATTGAGTTTCTTCGAAAAAGTCTTCGAGCTTCGCTAAATTCTCACAGAGCGGGCAGTTTTCTTCCTGACAAATCCATACTACGTTTCCAGTACAGCCGCCCGATGGGCCTATGTCATCGTTCATTAACTGCTTGCGTTCTAGAGTATGATTCGTCGGCTGTAGAATCTTGCCCTTGGCACACCAGGCTTCGCTTGAGATACAAGTACCTTCGATAAATTCTTGAAGTGTGAATTCAGGTTCATTTCCGATAATCCCTTTATAGTGTTCAAGCATCTCCACGAGTTCCTTATTATCGTGAGGGACATATGAAGGTACTACCCCAGAGTATTTGCCTTCAGGCTTGAAAACGAGTTTAGAGTCTTCATCCCAATTCTGAATAAACTCAAACGCTTCGTCCCAATCTGTAAAACTCTGTGAAAACGGTTCTCTTATACCTGCATCCTCGAATACTTCTGACGCATATTTTCTATCACTTTCTAGTCTATCAGCCGTTCCAGAACCTCCAAAAGTATCACCCTCATTCGCTCGAAAAGAATCAAGCAAAGCTCCAGAGCCGGTACAATCAGCAAGAAGAACAGGCTTAAATTCTGGTGTGGAGTTTTTCTCAATTAAACCCTCGCCTCTCTGTTCTGCTATGGGATCCTTGATACTCATGCTTACCTTATGACCTTCTTCTTGGAGCCGGAGCGCCAGTCCCAAGCTGTCCCCTCCTTCTGAGATAATCAAGAATCCCATCTCTTCATCGATGTACATATTGGAAATGACCAGGATCCGAAATTGGGAAATGAACGCCGCTATGAAGACCTAGGTCTTCACCTATTTCGATTATTTTACCCCAGTATTCGTGACTCGTGGTTATTTTCCCGAACCAACCCCAGTGTTTCATAGAAAGACATACCTTCGGGGCAACGTCTATAGCTTCGCTCTTAAACTCCGGGGATTGAGGTAAATGCTTAGAATTCGTGGTCGAAGAAAGACCTAAATGAAGCTTCTCGTATTGCTCATCCAAAGTTCTACCAGTATCTACGACGACAAGTTCTATACCGGCTTCACGAGCTTTGGTTATTAGTTCCTCAGCTAGGGGCTTCATGTAACTCGTTAGCTCATCTAAGTCTTTACCCATTTTAGTTAATCGTTACAACTGCGGTATACCCTGCGGGTAGAGCTTGCAGAGTAACTCCGTCTACCCACATTAGCTTTCCTCGATTCTGAGCCAGACTACCTGTGTTAGTTGGAGTAGCACCAAGAAAGCCAGTCCATGTAAGAATACCGTTTCTATCAAGAATCTTGAATTCTCCGGCTGTTTGTGCTGCGGCTGGGCCAGCTTGTATAGAAAGGTCTTCGCCTCTAAGATTCTGTTGTATTTGATTAAGAAGCATCGTCCCTCCACCAGAGGCGGCTAGAACAGTGTCAAAAGGACGACCAGAGGTAGGGCTTGATATGTTCTGTAGTAAAGCCGTTGTAGCGGAAGGAACGGCGACTACTCTGTAGAAACCATTGAAACGTCCATTAGTATCTGAGATATAGGTTACGAATTGATCTGCTACTAAATTATGCGGCGCCGTTGAGGTGTAAAGAACGGTACCTAAAGCCCTTTCTCCAGGTGTAGTACCCTGCTGTATCATACCACCCGGAGAAGCTGCCGCCGTCGAAGACGCTATATCAGTAGAAGCGAAAGTCCAGGGATTAGTGGCTATATTCATATAAGAACCTTATGTTAAGGTTATTCCTAATGAGCCTACTACATACCAGATGCCGTTAAAGGCTTCAAATTCAATCCAGTTTCCGATTGCGGCAGCGAAGGTAGCAACAGCTTTATTACCGTTAATCTTGTTTGCGGCAGTCGTAATGGTATGTGCTTGAGCAGTTGTAGAGACTACACGCAGCCGCTTACCATCATCCTGTGGGTCTCCGAGAGCCTGCATAACCGCAGTACCAGCAGGATAGACTCCGGCCTTCGGAGTACCGAGAGTCATAGCGTCTACTCCAGCGCGCGTTACGAATACGTCAGCGTCCGCTACTGGAAGTGCATCAGTAGCTCCAGAAGCAACGACAGGATTCTTAGAATATCCATAAGGAAGACGAGTCACGGTACCTAGAACGGGCTGTCCAAGGAAAGACATTTTAATTCTCCTCTTCTACGTTAAAGAGTCTATATCATTCGAGAGATTTTCTTTTAGTATTTCTGCTACTGGAAGTTCCTCATCTCCTGTAAAGGAGAGAACGTCTTGAATTATAATCGGACGTTGCCATGCGACTGTGTTATCAGTACAAGAAGAACAGATTATCAAACCAAGTTGTCTACGAAGCTCCGTCACGCGGTAGGTGTATCCACACCGTTGACAAATGTGAAACGGGGCAATACCCCTACCGCTGTGACTAGTTTGTGGCATAAAGCCTCCTTGAAGGCTAGTTGCCGTTTAGGGCCCGTTGGATCCCCACGTCCCCATCCAGGTGGTAGCTCCATACGCGAAGCGCATTCTAGATAGCTGTTTAATAGAGAAAGTATCGAAATCATCGGAGAAATCCTCGTCCAATTCTTTACGAACAAGGAACTTCAACCAATGACCTTCTTTCTCAGTAACAGCAAACCAAGCTGAGGCAGACGTTAGATAATGACAAACGAAGTAGTGTAAATCTTCTTTAATAAGAGCATTTATCTCATTGTTCGCTGTACCCGGCTTATTTGGAGAGCCAAAGATTTCTCTAGCAATCCACTTAAGTTCAGGTGGGATGATGACAAGGCTAAGTTTAGAAGAAATCGGTAAGCCTTGACTATCAATTAAACGCTCGTACATGTTAACCATTAGCTGAACAGCCGTAAAGCTAAGATCAACGTCTGTCGCAGGTCTGTTAGGATAAGTGCCTGCGGCACTAATAATGCCGCCTAACCCAGGCCCATAGCTAGTCGCGGCGGCTCCGCCCAGGAGCGGATGTTGATTGTTGAAGATGGAAACACCATCTGCGGTTACTTGCGTAGTAAAGCCTAGATTAAAGAGATTCCAGGCGTTCTGCTCTTTTGTGAAGTGCGCGCTACGAGCGATAGCCTTCGGAACCTGCATAATGATGCCGTATTGGTCATCTTCATACAGCTCAAAAGAGCTACGGACGCCTAGCGCGTAGGTGAAGTTGATATAACGCTTCGTTCCACCCTGCAACGCATCTTGATAAATCGTTGACTCTGCCTCCGGCTTCAAAGGCATGGGTGGAAGACCGCTAAATTCAGTCTCGTCTTCAAAGGGTTTATCGGAAGGCTCAACGTGTAGAATATGACTAAATTCTTCTTCACGCTGTAGCGTGTCCACCCAGTGAACGAATTCACCGTGTAGACCCGGTGCCATTAGTTGTGAGAACTGCCCTCTCATCATTGTCATGGTCGTCAGTTCTCCTTTATGTTAGATGCTGGAACGCAGCATCAAGCAGAACAAAGTACACGCCGCGAGGAGTGGCACTTTGGTCATTGGGATCGAGTTTAACTATCTTGACAACGAGGTTGGCACCGGCCGCGGTCTTATCGACGTACCAGTGATTGTCGGCATCCTTGGTCAAGCCAGCACTTGTACCGAGGTCAGTTACTAGAGCAGTTTGAGCAGGGCCAACCTGACCAAGAAACACAGTATCAGGCACTCCGGCTTCAAATCCTATTTGTCCATCATTAAAATACGGTCTGGCGATGTTCACGGCAGCAGCTTGGTTTGGTACAGTACCAAATGTCTGCTGCTGTGCAACACCACTAGCTGCTAGGTTCGCTGCAAAATCTTTAGAGAACCCAGCAAGAGGCACGGCAGTAGTCGCAGGTGGTGCTAATCGACGGTGTGAGTTGCTCGAGCAGTTGGTGAATGGAGAGTAGGCACTGTGAATCACAAT